CTTGTTCAGTTTTATTAGAATCTTTTCTTGGTTTTTTATCATCCAATAGACCGATAATGTTAAGGGATTGGTCTAATGATAATATCCCACTATCAAATCCTTGAACCGCTCTACGCATTCTATTTAATGGTGTTTCTTCATCTATTGGTTGGAACTTTAGTATTGGTAAATCATCGTGCTTATGTGGTATTCCCAATAATTCTAAATGCTTACTAAATAGTCCATGTACTGATTCTGCTAATATTCCTTGTAGTCTTGTAATTGCTGATACAGCCCATACATTTGCATTGTAGGTTGCAGCAAATGTTGAACCTCTTTCTTGACCGGATGCAACACGAGGAACATTTAACACTGCTGCAATATCGGCATTAACCGAGTCCAAAAATGATGATGAGTCGGGGATAGCGTTTTGTAAATCAACATGGTTTATCTTGATATAGTCCGGTAAGATTGGTATTTGGTCGCCCTCTAGTGTTTCTAATAACTTGGCAACATCATTCATTATAGTCTTTAGTCTTTCTTTTTGTTCGGATGGGTCTTGTATATGTTCAACCGCTTTCATATCAATACTAATGAATTGTTTAGTTAGACTATCCTCTAATGCTACCCTATTGTTGATGCTATTGTATTTTGCACGAATAGGTTGTTTTAGTGCGGTAAATCGGGATGCACCCCATATACCGTAAGTCCATCGGCCTAATCTATCCCTAAACCAATTGGAACGGTAGTCAATCTTTATGTGTAGTATTTCATCTTTTGAAAACATCTGTGTATCGACTTTATTTTCACGGAACAAATAGTATTCTCCACTCATGACGGGGTTATCTTCGGTTATGTGTCCGGTATAACCACTGGAAGTTAAATCTCTAATATCGACCCTTCTATCCATAATTGTTATTTGTTTTGCCGGTAGGGATTGAATGCCGGTAATTCCTATACCCGCTTTGCCTACCAATTTGTTTATGTCATTACCATATACCATTAAATTACGCAAAGCCGATATTAGAATGTCATCAAAATCAATGTCATGGATTAGTTTTTTGATTGCGTTGCGAATACGGGCATTCTTAGCCTTTTTATAGTCTATGTGGTAGTTATTAGCAGTTAATGAAACAGAACGAACAGCACCGTTTAATTCGGGGTCTAATTTAACCATACTATCGAATAGGTCAAATGTTTGGTCATAATTGTCATATACTGAGCGGGAGCGGGATGAACGGCCTAAATCATCGGTTTGTTTTAACACATCGGATAATCCTGCGAATACTTCTGTTGGTGATGCTTTACGACCACCTATACCAGTAGGCACTTCTGTAGCAATTACTGGCTTTCTCCTGAACAACCTGCGTAGTCTGGACTCCTTCGCCATGATGTTCAAATATGCCATCGTCTATTTGAATGAATTGGATTTATTCTTTTGTTTATATACAAATAAATTAAACGCTATGCTGCGAAGGTATTGTTTATTTTTTATTATTTCTTCTTATACAGTAGGAAATATTACTTACAGTATTAACTACAGTAATAATAACTTTCTATATACTATACGCATTAATAAAGAATTTTTAAAAAGTGGTGACTGAAACATATTTATTTTTTTGTAGTTTGGTCAAAAGAATAAAAAGAAATCAGGATATGTTTATAGTGGGTGTGTTATAACGGTTAGATAATGGAACGACACGAGGACTTCGAAAAGATAGAACAAATGATTGGCGACTACCCAATGTCCGTAAATGGTATGAAAACAAAGTTAGCAGCAGATTTACACGAAAACTATCCCTATCGCACACACAAAGGTTGGGAGTCAATGTTATATCGCTATCTAAAATATACTGATGGGGCTATTCAAGAAGAAAGTAGCCCGATAGAATACGATAAAGCACCATATCACTATAACAAAGATACTGATACATACATTACTTTTATAAAATGTGCTGGTGAAAATTTAGTAATATCCGGTGATATGCACCGAGCCATGAAATCATCATACTCTAATATGACAAGTAAAGGTGCGACACTAAACCAAATTGCACGAGAATTCAACTTCCCCCGTCTTTGGTTCGATGAATACCGCCGAAAGCATGGTTGGACTCACGATATGCTACCATATACCGACGAAGAAGTGATGGAAGGAGACAATGATGAACTTGTCGAAGACCTTGTTCTTAGGAATCGTAGAGAGATACACAAAAAATACGAGAAAAAGAAGTGGAGAGATATTCAAGATGCTGCCGAAAAGTGGTTTCACTTTGAAGATACATATAAAGGAATGCTAAGTAATCTAACAAAAGCACCAAAAACTGTTCCCAAACTCCGAATACCGGAAGCAAAAGCCCCGTTTGCGGTAGTTATGTCACCAACAGATTTCCATTGGGGTAAATATGGTTGGGTCGATGAAGTAGGCGAGTCGTATAATTTTAATGAAGCACGAAGCAGATTAATGGATAGAACCGAAGAAATAATATCATGGCTACCGGCACAACCCGATAAAATAATTTTGGCTACGGGTAGCGATTGGTTTCATGTCGATAATGACTTAGGAACAACAACTCGTGGTACTCCACAAGATATGTGCGGTTCACCTGCTGAAATTTTAATTAGTGGTTGCCAATTGGCACGAGAACATATTGACCTTTTACGCCAAGTAGCACCTATTGAAATAGTATTTATGGCAGGTAATCACGATAGACATAGCGCATTGGCTTTGATGCTTTACTTATCTGCAGCGTATGAGGGTATTGATGATGTTAGCGTAAATTTAAATCCCCAAATTAGACATTATACTACCTATGGTAATACATTATTAGGATTTAATCATGGCGATAGTGTTAAAAAGGAAAAACTACCTACGATAATGTCTAAAGAACAAAGGGTTTTATGGGGTCAAACCGAATCACATATATGGTTTACTGGTCATTTGCACCACCAAGTATTACATGAGTTAGATGGGGGATTAGTAATACAATTACCTTCATTAGCCGGACATGACCGATACCACTACCGAGCCGGATATACAACGGCAAAGGCTGGGTTGGCTGCTCATATAATAGATAAAGAATTAGGTTTAATAGGAAGTTTGTTTAGTCCGGTGAGGCACCATGAGTAGTAAAGGCGTATTATTTTATAAGCATCGTAGGTGTAATGAGTGTGGTTGTGAAAAGGTTTGTCGCTATACATCGTGCAAAAAGTGGAGTAAAGAAGAAAAACGCATGGTTTATTGTGGAACAATGCGGGTTATTAGATATGGTGATGAAAGATGAGTGCAACACAAACATTATCCCTAAAGCGTAGTGCCAAAGACCCAAAGTATTTTTATGAATGGTTGGGTTATTCGTGGGGAGACCACATAGAAAAATGGATGGATATGTATTTTACTCGTGGTGATGCCAATGTTCACCGTGTTTGTATTATTGCACCCCGAGACCACTCAAAGTCCACTACACTAAGGGTAGCGGTATTATGGTCTTGCTTATTTGAAAAGTGGCGTGGTAAGCCTTTCACTACTTGGTTGTTTAGTGCAAGCAAAGACCTTGCTAATCGCAGATTAGAAGAAATTAGGGAAGATATGAAAAGACACCCACAATTAAGAAACCTAATAGACCCTAAGCGTGGAACAAAACATTCTATTCACTTTACTAACGGTTCTTGGATTAGGGCTACCGGTGTGGGTGCAGCAATTCGTGGTGAGCACCCAGCCCGTATTGTATTTGACGATGTATTAGATGACATGGGAGACCAATCCCCCACAAACCTACAGAGTTGGTTTAGAAAGAAAATAACACCTATGCTTTCCCCAGGAACATCAATATTCGTTGTTGGAACTCCTATGGCTATGACAGACCTATATCATACGGAAATGTTGTCAAATGATGTGTGGATAACCACCACTACATCAGCAATTCCCAATTGGGAAGAACATAAAGCCGACCCCGAAGTAAAACCTATTGCCCTATGGGAAAAACAACGGCCAATATCATTTTTGTTAGAACAACGACAAGCAATAGGTGAATTAGCATTTACTCAAGAATACCTATGTAAGGTTGTTGATGATGAGGCACAAGCATTTAAGCGTGAGCATACTCGTGCAAATATGAATACTAACGCTATTATCGAGTGGGATAACAAAGTTCCTGGTAAATACATGATTGGCTTTGACCCGTCACAAGGATTAGGAAAAGACTACTCGGTTATGGTTGTACTTAGACAAGATAATGAAGGATTTGTTCACTTTGTTAATATGTGGCGTAGGAATGACTTCGCACCTGATAAACAAGCCGATATGCTAGGTCAATGGTCTAAAACCTTTGGTTCTCCTATTTCGGCAGAAGATGTAGGGTTTCAAAGATTGTATGAGTCATTGTTGATTCAAAAGGGAATAACGGTGGACTACCGCCAAAGCAAAGTTTCTAATCGTGCTTTAAAACAAGCGTTGATGAATAGATTGCGGGTATGGTTTGAGCAAAAAAAGGTAGTATTCCCCTATGGTGATGATGAAACTCGGCGTATGGTAAATATACTATTGGATGAATTAGATAC